CTCGAAGTGTACGCGGTCGCGACCCGGAAGGCGGCCCTCGACGATGTCGGGTATCTCAGGCGGGCGGGTCATAACGTCGAGGCCCGGAAGTTCGGGGAGGTCATCACCCGATGATCTGTTTCGACCCGGTCGTCCTCGACTGTCTCGACCGCCCCGAGGTCATCGCCTACTACTTCATCGGCTACGTTCTGATCGATCTGACCCACTGGGTCGCCTGTCCGACGCCGGAGAACCCCGGACAGATGTGTCCGGTCTACGTCTATTCGTCGCAGATGACCCAGTCTCTCGGGCCTGACCCGTGCGTCCCGTGGCCTGACCCTGACCTCGGCGACGTCTTCGTCTTCGACCTTCACCCATCTGCCCCTACCTTCCCGAACGTCGTCTCCGTCGACCACGCCGGGAACTCCTCGGAGGAATGTTCACCATGAGGCCGGAGACACGCGATGAAGTCCTCAAGGCTATCTGCTGGGTCGGTCTCGCCCTTTTCCTCGTCCTCTGGTGGACGGGGAGGGATGGCGACTACAACCCGGTCGGCGTCGTGGTACTCATCGCCCTCTGGGTCTGGGGCGTGACCCTGCACTCGGGTCAATTCTCGGACAAAAAGATCGATCACCTCGCCGAGAAGAGGCGGAAGAAGTGACGGAACAGAGGCGGACGAGAAGGGCCCTGACCGTCTTCGCCGACATCGTCATCCCGAGGAAACCGCCGACGCCGAACCTCTGGACGACGAAACACTGGAGGTTTTATTATGACGTCAAAAAAATATGGGGGACGGAACTCCGACACGCCCTCGGGTTCGCCTCTCCTCCGGCGACCGGCCGCCGTATCATCGAGGCTCAGAGAGAACTCGGGCCCCGCGAGAGGCCGTTCGACCACGACAACGCCCTCGGGGGCCTGAAACCGATCATCGACGGACTGGAGGCCCTCGGGTGGGTCGTGTCCGACGCCCGCCACCATCTCCGCGTCGTCGTCGTCGACGACCGCCGAACTCCTCACTCCGGCCTCCGCCTCGTCATCCGATCGCCTCATGGCGAGGAATGGGGTGACGACGTCAGGGCCCGCGTCCTCCTCGCCGACTGACCCCGCCCGAGCAGGGTAGGGGCGGCCCGAGGTCCTCGTCGATTCTGGGGCCTCTCAGCGCCTCCGAAAATAGATCGTCACACCTCACAGGTCCTCGGCGATTTACGATATAGGGGGCCTCTCGTTTGACATCGTCCCCTAAATAGGACAGCATATTTCCGGGAGGGTTTAATACTCGGAGGATACTTCCCTGCCCCGGTCCCGGAAGAAGACCCGCCCGAAGACCCCGACCACGGCCGCCCGGAACAAGGGGGGCCGCCCGCCCGGCCGGAAGAACAATCGAACGATCGCCCTCGGGTTCGGGTTCACGAACCTGATCCCGGTCGAGACCGTCCTGAAGGCCTTCAAGACCCTCATCAACGATCCGAAGGCCGACGGTCACGCCTCCGCCGTCGAACACGCCATGAGCCTGTACGGCCTCGGGAAGAAGACCGTCATCGAGGAACTCGGCGGGAAGGTCGTTCACCATCACGAATTTACGTTCATCAGGCCGGGGGATCGCGACGATGAACCGTGACCTCGCCCTCGAACACCCGTCACCTCCGTCACCGATGGCGGTTCCACGACCCGCACAAAGGACAGAGACGCCTCGAACGGATCGTCGAGAAGAGGGACGCGAAGGTCGTCATCGCGGCCTGTGGGCGACGGTCAGGGAAGACGACGGGCCTCGTCGAGATCCTCGCCCGCCTGTCGGCCCGCCGCCGTCCTCTCGCGATCGGATGGTTCGCGCCGACCTACAAACAGGCGAAGATCGCATATCGGAAACTCCTCTGGACCTACCCTCAGAACCTCATCGTCCACAAGTCCGAGGTCGACCTCGAACTCCGCCTCGCGACCGAGACCCGCTGGAACTTCTGGGGGCTCGACCGACCGGACAACGCCCTCGGGTGGGGCTACGACGTCGCGGTGATCGACGAGGCGGCGCGGGTGTCGGCCTACGCCCGCGACGAGATCATCTCGCCGATGGTCGCCGACAACAATGGGATGGTGGTCTCGATCACCTCACCGAAGGGGCGGAAGGGTCGAGGCGGTCACGTCTGGAGGGACTGGAAAAGGGCGAACGCGAAGGAGCCCGGGTACTACAACGCGACCGCGCCGACTCACGACAACCCTCGCCCCGGGATCCAGAAGTGGGTCCGGTTCGCCGAGAAGAACCTTCCGGAGGACATCTACCGTCAGGAGATCCTCGCCGAGTTCCTCGAATCGGGCGGACAGATTCTCGACTTCACGGGCGTCTCGACGCTGGAGGGCGACGAGAGACACCCGGTCTCGTTCCCGTGGTCGAGGCCGTGGGAGCCCGAGGAGGACGCCTTCGCCGGTCTCGACCTCGGTCAGGCGAAGGACTACACCGTCCTCGGGATCTTCGGTGCGGACTCGGGCCGGATGCTGGCGGCCGACAGGTTCCGCCGTCTCCCGTGGCGGGCGACGTGCGAACGGGTCCGGGCGATGGTCAAGGACTATTGTCGGGCGAAGGCGGAGAGGGTCGACGGGCGTGTCCGCCCGGCGCGTCAACTCGCGTTATATGTCGACGCGACTGGGCTCGGCGGTCCCGTCGTCGAGATGCTGTACGAGGTCCTCGTCGACCTCCCGGTCGAAGTGATCCCGACGGTCTTCGACAACCTCCTCAAGACCTCGATCGTTCAAGGCCTTCAGGTCGCGACCCAGAGAAGAGAGATCGAGGTTCCCTACTTCACCGAGGCGATCTCCGAGGGCGAGACCTTCGAGATGACGGGTCTCTCGTCGGGGAAGGTTCAGTATTCAGCGGCCGAGGGGTTCCACGACGACATCGTCATGGCGTGGGGCCTCGCGGTCCTCGGGATGAACAGACGAGTCACGGGTGAGGTGAGATGAAACTTCTCGATGCGTTCAAGGGGATGGCGTTCGGGTGGCGGTTCGGATCCTCGGCCGTCGCCGGGTCGGCGGAATTTCTGAAGTCCGCCGGGTCGGACTGGATCGACAGGGCGTTCCGGACAGGCCTCGACACGCGAGGCGTCGACGCGAGAATCACGGAGCCCTACCGTCAACACGCGACACTCCATCGGGCGATGAAGGTCTTCGCTCAGAACGTCGCCCGCGTCCCTCTGGAGTTCTTTTCCGGCGAGACGGTTCAGGAGGCGAAGGACGACGTCCCGACTCTCTTCAGGCGGCCGAACGCACTCATGAGAGGGACCGATCTGATCAAGTCCCTCGCCCTCGATTATCAACTCTTCGGCGATGCGATATGGTGGGTCGGTTCTCCCTCGACGAGTCTTCAGCGGAACCGAGGCCGCATCCCTGACACGATCCGACGCCTCGACCCCCGGAAGGTTCAGGGCCCCGAACTGAACGAGTTCGGCGAACCGACCGTCTACACCCTCACGACGACGAACAGGGCGATCCCGGCCGAGGAGATCATTCACTTCCGCGACCTCTCGCCCTACGACGAGAAGAGGGGGATCGGATGGGTCGACGCCGCGATGTCCGAGATCGAGACCGACTTCTTCGCTCAGGCGTGGAACCGGCGTTTCTTCCTTCAGGGGGCGGTCCCCGAGGGGATCCTTCAACCGAAGGCGGGACACACCATCACCGACCCGCAGGCGGAGAAGATCCGCCTCTCGTTCCTCGCCCGTCATCAAGGCCTGACGAAGGCTCACGCGCCCGCGATCCTTCCCGGGTCTCTCGAATATGTGAAGACGGGGATCGGTCAGAAGGAGATGGACTTCGCGGGCCTCCGGGACGTCTCGCGACAGAACGTCCTCTCCGCTGGAGGGACGCCGCCCGCCGTCGCCGGGATCATGCAGTTCGCGAATTACGCGAATATGGCCCCTCAACTCCGCCTCTTCTTCGAGTTCGATGTCATCCCGTTCCTTCACTTCGTCGAGGCGGTCATTCAGGCCGATTTCCTCGACCGCCTCGAGATCCCCCTGACGGTCGCGTTCAAGGTCGACGTCATCAACTCCCTCCTCGAAGACCTCGACGTCAAGACGAACGTCGCGCTCAAGCTGTTCAATATGGGCGTCACGATGGACGAGATCAACGATCGTCTCGAACTCGGTCTTGACCTGACCGACTCACCGACCTCGGATCAGTCGTTCCTCCCGTTCTCGGTGCAACCCGCCGAGTTCTCCCTCGACGAACCGGAGCCCGCGCCCGTCGTCACTCCTGTCGTCCCGGCGGCCGACGATGACGACGCCGACGACGATGACGCCGACGCCGACGATGACGATGACGCGGCCGACGACGACGACGACCGGAAGGTCATCCCGATCACTCGGTCGGTCGAGGCGAAGAGGACGTTCGTCTGGAGGGCCCTGTCGCGGATACCTCGGTCTCTCACCTCTCGCGCCGAGGTCGCATGGAGGAGTCATCTCCGCCGCCTCCTGAAGGAGACCCTCAAGAACCTCGCGGCGGTCGAGGCGGCCTCGAAGTCAGGCCGACCCGGCCGGGTGAGGATCTTCCCGGGCGACGAGGAGTCCGCGATCTTCGATGTCGGGTCGGCGAGTCAGGAGTCGAAGATCATCCTTGAGCCGATCTGGCGGGGCTCGATGTTGCGGGGCTCGGACTCGGTCTCCGCTCAGATCGGTATCAACATCGCGTTCGACTTCCTCGACCCTCTCGTCATCGCGGCCCTCGACAGGCGGAGAGTCCGGATCGTTCAGACGACTCAGAAAATGGCGGCGAAGCTCCGAGTCGTGATCGGCGAGGCGACCGAGGCGGGCCTGACCGAGGAGGACACCCGACAGAGGGTCCTCGACTTCTTCAGCGGCCGGAGGCGGAACGCCCGCACCATCGCGAGGACCGAGGTTCACTCCTCGTTCTCCGAGGGGCGGTTTCAGTCGATGGCTCAGGCCGACATCAAACGGATCGAATGGTTGACCTCGCGAGACGCCCTCGTCAGAGACGATCACATCATCCTCGACACCGAGGCGACGGCGATCGGTGAACCGTTCTCGAATGGTCTTATGTACCCTCTCGACCCCGCCGGGCCTCCGGAAGAGGTCATCAACTGTCGATGTCAGGCCGTCCCCGTCGGGTCGATTATTTAGGAGGTCACGATGCAAAGGATCTATCGGTTCATCTTCGACGCGGCGTTCTGGACTTACGACAAGGTCGTCGAGGTGATGAAGGAGGCGGGATACCCGGGCGCGATCGTCGAATGGAACTCGGAGGAACAAGAGGCGATCCGCGCCACCATCGAACCGACGGTCGTCTCGAAGGAGTTCCTCGAAGGACTGAAGGAGGGGGTCGAGGTCGTCTATGAGGTCGACCCGCTCGCCGATCCGATGTCGACCTATAACGAGATCGACAACGCCCTCGCGATCCGAATGACGGCGGTCCCGGTTCGTCAGGCCGACGGGATGATCGTCATCGTCCCGATCATCCGGAAGACGTTCGCGGCCGTCATCGAGAAGGACGTCGGCGACGGGGACACCGGGAAACTCGGGCTCACCATCACGACCGACGAGCCGGATAGATACGGCGACATCATCCCGGCCGACCTCTGGGAGTTCGAGAATTACATGAGGAACCCGATCGTCCTCTTCAATCATGAGTACGGCGTCGTGGCGAATCATCCTCCGAGTCAGGGGAAGACCCTGAAGATCACGGCGAAGAAACACTCGGTCAAGACGATCGTCGAGTTCCATCGCAAGACGGAGTTCAACGAGGAGCTATATCAGATGTATCGGGGCGGCTACATGAACGCCGACTCGGTCGGGTTCGGGACGACATCGAAACCGGAACTCCGAGTTACCGACGAGGGCGAGTCGATCGGGCTCCTCTTCACCGGACAAGAACTCTTCGAGCATAGTCTCGTCGCCGTCGGCGCGAACGCCGGGGCCCTTCAGGACGCGGCGACGAAGGGGCTCATACGGAAGACGACAAGAGATTACCTCGTCTCTCTCTCACCGAACGCCGGGACAACGCGCTCAGGCGCGGCGGGAAAAAGTCCCGAGAAGGCGGCCCGCGATGAACGAGAGATCCTCGTCCGGGTTTTCAAGACCCGGGCTCAACTGAACGCAATAGAGACTCTCAGGAGACTGAAATGAAAACAGTCGAACAGATTCTCGACGACGGGTTCGCGAAGTTCGTCGAGGCTCAGGACAAGTCGATCGCCCTTCACGACGAGAAGATCGCGAAGGTGCGGGAGGAAGGGAAGGCCGAGATCGCCGACCTCGAAAAGAGGGCGGACGGATGGCTGAAGGAGGTCCGGAAGGAGTTCCGGGCGGGCGGGGCGTTCCGTACCACGGGCGCGACGTCCGACGCGATCCTCGACGTCCTCGATGAGAAGACGAAGGGGATGATCCCGATGGCCGAGGCCGTCTGTCGGGGTCAGGGCGCGGTCATCTCTCGGGATGGGCGCGTGAAGTTCAGCGCCGATCAGGAGAAGACCGTCAACGCCCGACCGTTCTACGACGACCCGATCCTGAAAGTCGCGTGCGGGAAGTGGCTCCAGACCCACATTCAGAAACAGCAGCGGCCCGCCGACTTCTCGGGCGAACGTCGTGAGGCTCATGAGAAACTGACGCTCGTCCTCAACGGGTTCCACACGAAGGCCTCCCTTCAGGAGGTCTCGACCGAGGGTCTGGAGTTCGTCCCGACCGTCGTCGAGGGGGAGATTCTCCGCCTCATCGTCGACAACTCGGAACTCCGGCCTCTCGTCAGGGTCGTCCCGATGACGTCCCTGACCCACAACTGGCCGAGGCGGAAGGGAACGATCTCCGCCGTCATGGTCGCGGAGGAGATCGCCGTCACGGATCAGATCTCCGCCGCGCCGTTCGAGAACGCACCTCTCACCGCCCGTAAGATGATGTCGTTCGGGACGGTGTCGGGTGAACTCCTTCAGGACAACATCGTCGGTCTTGTCGACTATCTGTCTCTGGAGTTCGCCGAACAGTTCGGCCTTCTCGAAGATCAGCAGGCGCTCGAAGGCGACGGGACTCCCCCGAACTTCACGGGAGTCGCGTCTGACGCCGACGTGAACGAGATCGACCCCGGGGGCGCGACTGGAGACCCGCTCTCGATCAAGGACCTCGTCGCCATGAAGTACACGGCGAGGCAGAAGAACAGTCGTCGCGGCGCGATCTACTTCATCGCGACGACCATCTGGGGCGCGCTCGTCGGACAGCGGGCCTCCGCGATCGCGGCGGCCGACGGAGAGGGTCAGTTCCTCTTCAACCCCTCGACCGGAATCTCGGTCGAACCGAACAACGCGATCCTCGGGTCGCGTGTCATCGAACACTCGGGGATCAAAGAGGACCGGGTCAAGTCGACCTCGTCCGATCTCACGAACCTCTACTACGGCCCTCCTCAGACGATCATTTTCGGCGACCGTCTCGGGATGCAGGTGGACCTGAACCCGTTCTCGAAGTTCGCGAACTTTCAGACGGACATCCGGGCCCTGAAGAGGACCGGGATCCTCGTCGGTGTTCCGACGGCGTGGACCCGGCTGATCAACATCGACATCTCCGAGGCGATCCTGAAGTAAGGGGAAGTCGAAGAACCGGGCGGGGGCCTTCGGGCCCTCGCCCACTGGAGGACTACATGGGGCGGATCGAATGGATCAAGGCGGCCGCCGGGAGACGCCCCGGCTACGTCGAAGAGTTCGGTCAGGAGGAAACCGTGGACAAGTGGGTCAAGGCCGGAATGGTCAAACGGGTCACGGCCCCGGCGACGTCGAAGGTCGACGTCAAGGGACCTATGAGTCATAAGTCGATGTCGGCCCCTCCCTTCAATCGGGCGATTCAGGCTCCGGTCAAGAGGACCCCGGCCCGCACCATGAAGGCGATCCCGGTGAAGAAGAGGAAGGCGAAGGCGAAGACGCGGCGGAGGTGGTAAGTCATGGCGGATCTCACGACCCTCGCGGCGGTGAGAGAGTACCTGAAGGTCGAGGTCGGTGACACCGAAGACGACGCCCTCCTGTCGGCGCTCGTCACCCGCCTCTCCGGCCTGACCGAGGACTTCCTCGGGCGAACGCTCCCGAGTGCCCGGGGGACGAACCCCGTGACCGAACACCTGAACGGACAGAATACGCCGTTCGTTCAACTGAAACTCTACCCGGCGGCGGACACGACCTCCGTCAAACAGTCCCTCGATCAGGACTGGGGGGCGGCCGACGAACTCCTGACCGAGGTCATCCTCGACGAGGTGAACGGGATCGTCAAACTGAAGACCGGGATCTTCTTCGCGGGGTTCCGGAATGTTCAGGTCATTCACGATCACTCAGAGGTCCTCTTACTGGGGCTCGAACAGAAAGTGATCGAGATGGTCGCGAAGGCGTATCAGGAGAAGGACAACCTCGGCGTGGTCTCTCTGTCCCTGAAGGACGGCTCGATGACAAAGAAGTTACAGGTCGGCGCGATCTTCGAGGGGATGAAGAAGGAACTCGCGCCCTACGGGAATCCCTCGGGGGTCTTGTAGATGGCCGGTCTCAGCATCCTCATGAACCTCGTCGGGTTCAATCTCGTCGTCTCGCAAGTGACGAGTGCCCAGAGAGGCGGCCTGAACCGATCGATCGAGAAGGTGATGAAGACTCTCGTCGAGAAGATCAGGGGGCGGGCCGTCTTCTATACCCGGGGGTCGAGAGCGGGGAACCCGCCCGACCGCCTCGGTCGCGTCTCCGGGAAACTCGCGGCCTCGATCGCGTCGAGGGTGAAGGGACAGAGCGGGACGATCGTCGGAGAGATATTCACGCAACGCCTCGTCTACGCGAGGATCCATGAGTTCGGCGGAACGATCTTCCCGAGGCGGGCCCCGTTCCTCGTCTTCGAGACGAAGGAGGGGAACCTCGTCTTCGCGAAGAAGGTCACGATCCCGGCGCGACCCTACATCGGCCGCGCCCTCGATGACTTCGCCGAGGTCATCAAAGACGATCTCGGAGACGCCTTCAAGGCGAGTCTCGAATAATGGCGACTCACGACATACGACCTGACCTCGATCAACTCACGACAGGATGGTCGACGACCCCTCTGTGGTCGAAGGTCGACGACCCGTGGTCGAGCCCGGACGACGGGACGACCGAGATCGAGACCTCCTCGACTGGTACGCCTTTCCGTGTCCGCCTCAAACAGTCCGACATCGACGCGATCGACGAGGCGAAGGAGAAGATCGTTCAGGTCGAACTGAAACATCGGTGGAGGCCGGGAGGGTTCGGCGGTCAGACCTACACGACGAGGACGGGGTTCCGCGTCGGGGGAGGGGGCGGGGTCAACGTCTGGGGCTCGGGGAAGGACCGCACAGGCGGGGGCGGGTACGGGAACGACTCGACCATCTACACCGAGAGGCCCGGCGGCGCGGCGTGGTCGAAGGAGACCCTCGCGGACTCGGCGCTCATCGGCGAGTACACGGCGATCCCGGCTAATCCGGATACGGGGAACTGGACTCAGATCATCGCGAGGGTCACGACCGAACCTCTCTCCATCCTCGAGCAGATTTGTCGCGAACTCATGGCGAGGATCCTGACCCTGTCCGACATCACGTCCTCGAAGACGGGGTTCAAGGTGAAGGGATGGCAGACCCTCAAGAGGCCGCCCGCCGTCTTCATCGCGCCCGCCGGAGAGAATAGCGCCCCGGGGCCGACGAAGTCGATGACGAATCAGGTCATCATCACGCTCCCGACTGTCGTCAAAGGGGCGGACCCCCTTGTCGACTTCTTCGATCTCTACAAGAGGATCAAGGAAGTGGTCGACGCCGATCCATCTCTCGGAGGGCTCGCGATCGATGCGTGGGTCTCCGGGTACGTCGGACTCGTCACCGACGAGTCAATAACGCCCGACCTTCACGTCTCGGACATCTTCGTGACGGTCGACTACCGTCACGATCGCGGATCACCATAGGAGGAGATGATGCCACTCGGAAGAGACAGTCATATCGGATGGGCCGAGGAGTCGGCGTGGGGGACGACGACGGTCCCGTCGAAGTGGTCAGAACTCGTCGGCGAGTCGCTCCTCGGTCTCCGGACGAGGACGCCTCGACCGATCTTCAATGGGCTCGACCCTCTCGACGACGAACTCTATGACGAACTGTTCGGCGGCGCGGGGTCGTTCACGATCGAGGCCCTTTACGAGGGTCAACTCCGCCTCCTCGAACATATCCTCGGCGTCGTCAACACGACACCCGACACGCCCGAGGCCGGGGCTAATACGCACGTCTTCACCCCGGCGATCGGGGAACTTCACGCCGGGATCGGACTGTCGGTCTCGGTTCATAAGGGGCTGACCCAGTCTCTCCGCCTCATCGGCGGGAAGGTCAGGTCGGCGACGTTCTCGTTCGACCCGACCCGCAACACTCAGATCGCGCTCGACTTCGTCGGGAAGGACGTCGAAGAGGTCGCCGAGACCTCTCCGACCTTCATCGCGAACAGTCTTCTCGTCGCCGGTCATCAAACGGCGGTCGAGATCGACGACACGCCGAGAGTCACCGACACCGTCGAGATCACCTTCGACAACGTCCTCGACGACGCCGGGCGGGAGCTCGGGTCGAAGAACATCCGGGAGCCTGTCCGGGCCGAGAAGAGGGCCGTCACCGGGACGATCACCTTCGACGCCGCCGACGCCGATATGGACAAGTTCCTCGCGGGGACGAACTTTAAACTCGCGGTTATCGGGACGGGCGGAATCATCGGGGCGACCGCGACGAATTACGGTTACACCCTCGAACTCCCGGCCGCCCAGATCACCGATGACCCGGTCACGGTTCAGGGTCCGGGGATCGTGAAGTCGACGGCCCCGTTCCGCGCCCTGAAGGTCGGCGCGGGGAACGTGATGAATCTGACCGTCATCTCGGCGGAGGCGGCGGTCGCGTAGTCAAACCCAGTCAAGGGAGGGCCCCATGACGACGAACGACAACCGGCGGGCGACGGCCGAGGACATCCGGTCCGCCTCGATGAAGGAGTTCAAGTTACTGTCTGGACTGACGCTCCAGATCCGGAAGGTTCCGTATTCGGCGATCTGCGAGATCACCGAGAACCTCCCGGACGTCGCCGTCCTCGGAGACCGGAAGGCGACCGAGAGGGCGGTCGATTCGATCAGCACCGCTCGACGGATGGTCATGATCGAGAAGATGGTCGTCGCGGGAGTGTTCGATCCCGTCTTCACCATCGACGGGAAGAACGGAACGCCGAGACCTTCGGACCTCGTCCGGAGGGACCTGACGAACCTCTTCGACGCGATCATGAAACTGTCCGGAGTCTCTGAGGAGGCGGGGGCGGAGATACGCCCTTTGTCAGGAACACCCGCCTCCTCGAAGTAGTCGACGCGATCGGGAAGAGGTACGGCCGACTCCCGAGCGAAGTGATCGGGATGGAGGACGGGGCGAAGGCGTTCTCGATCAATATGTGGGCGATGAACGCCGGGGCGGGACGAGAGAAGATCGAGGCTATGAAGACGCGACAGAGGACGCCGCCTATCAGGGCGACCGTCAGGCGAGGGAAGAGTGGCCGCAGGCGATAAACAAGTCCGGGCTCTAATCACCGCGAAGAACGAGGCGGGGGCCGCCCTCAGTTCGTTCAAGGGCGGGCTCGTCGCGATCGGTGCGGCGGCGGCGGCGGTGACGGCCGCGTTCGTCGGTCTGGGCGTGGCGTTCTCGAAGGCCGTCGACACCGCGAAGGAACAGCAGAAGGCCGACGTCGCCCTCGCGGCCGCCCTCCGGACGACAGGACAGAACACGAAGGAGGCCCGACAGGACATCTCTGATTTTACCGATCAGATGCAGGACCTCACCATCACCGACGATCGCGTCGTCAAGTCGGTCGCCGGGGTCCTCGCCTCCCTCGGCGAACTCAGCGGGACGGAACTGAAACGGGCGACGAAGGCGACCCTCGACTTCGCCGCCGCCCTCGGACAGGACGCGAACTCCGCCGCCCTCCTCGTCGCGAAGGCCTCGGGCGGGATGGTCTCGGTCCTCTCCCGGTACGGCCTGACGATCGACGACAACATCCCGAAGAACAAACAGTTCAACGCCGTCCTCCTTGAGATGGAGAAGAAGTTCGGGGGGATCGCCGAGGCGATGGGTCAGACCTTCTCCGGGAGACTCGAACGGGTCAATAACGATCTGAACGATGCGGCCGAATTGATCGGCGACGTCGTCGTCAGGTCCGAGGGGTTCAACCGGATCCTCGACCTCCTATCGACGACGGCGAAGGGATTCCAAGGGTCGATCAAGGACTCGAACGTCCTGATGAAGGAGTTCGAGGATGTCCTCCTCTCGACGACCCTCGCGGTCGGTCGGTCGGTCGTCGCTATGGCTCAGATCGCCCTGACCATCGCGGAGTCGGCGGCGGGGCTCGGCGAGTTCATCGACAGTATCGGCGGGCTCGGAGAGAAGTTTATCCGCCTTCAGTTCGCCCTCTCGGGCGTGTCCGAGGGGTTCGGGAAGACCCTCGACAAGATCAACACGACCACGCAGGCGACCGACGAGGCGGAGACTTCGACGACCGCCCTTCAACGGGCGATCCGATCGGTGATCGATGTCCTCGACGATCTCGACTCGGGCCTCAAGACGGAACAGGAGAACCTGAAGAGGGTCGCCGACCTCGAAAGGATCGTCGCCGAGGAGGGGTTCAACACCGAACGGGGTATTCGGGCCCTCCAAGAACTGACGAGGCTCCGCTCCGAACCGATTAAGTCGGTCGAGGAGGCCCTCGGGAATCTCGCGCCCGCTGCGGAAGTCGCGGTCGTGTCGGTCGGCCGCGTCAGGGCTCAACTCGACGAACTGGACGTCGCGGCGAAGGAGGTTCAAGAGGACTTCGCCGAGGCGGTCGCCCTGTTCGAGTTAGGCGCGGAGGCTGGAGGGATCACCGCCGAACAATTCGACGCCCTCGTCGAGGGAATCAAGGCCTCCGGTCAGGCGATCATCAACACCGGAGGGGCCCTCGTCGACGCCGACGGGCACTTTCAGGCCTTCCTGACGACGGCCGGATTACTCCCGGAGGTCCTCATCGCCGGTTTTCAGGAGGCGAAGGACGAGGTCATCTCTCTCAGTCAAGAGATCCAGACGGGTCTTGTCGACGAGGGAAGACAGGGGGCTCAACAGTTAGGGGCGTTCTTCGTCCGCGCCGCGATCGATGGCGAGGCCTCCTTTAAACAATTCGCGAAGTCGTTCCTCAGTCAGATCGCGACGATGATCGTTCAGGCCCTCATCCTGCGGGCGATCATGACCGCCCTCTCGTTCTTCGGCGGACCGGCGGGCCCTCTTGTCGGAGCGGCCTTCGGGAGTGTCATCGCGGCCGCCGAGGGCGGTGTCGTGAAGGGCGGGACGCCCGGGGCGGACTCGGTGAACGCCCTCCTCCAGCCCGGAGAGATCATCCTCCCGGCGTCCCTGCAAAACGACTTCGGCGCGATCGCCGACCTCGCCGAGGCCGTTCGTTCGGGTCGTGGAGGGGTCGGGCCGAACGTCACGATCCCGCTGACGGTGACGGGCGAGGACGACGACATCCGGATCGCTCGGCTCATGGAACGCCTCACCGACGCCGTCGTTCGTGAAGGGTTCACGCTCGTCGCCTCGGAGACCCGTTAGATGGCGAGACGGTTCAGGAGACTCAGGGACCCGGACCCGCGCCGAGGTCAGACCGAACAGACCGAGACCATCCTCCGCGAGAAGAAGAAGGCTCCGGTCAAACGCCTCGACCCGGATCAGCAGGCGGCGACCGTTCAGGTCATCGACGGCCTCGATGGGAACCTCACCGGGCTCGGAGAACTATCGTTCACAGGGTCGGCGATCGAGTCGGCCTCCTTCGACGCGACGGAAGGTCGGGTCACTCTCAACGTCGTTCCGAAGTTCGACGTCGATGTCATCTTCGGTTCGGAAGAAGAGTCGTTCTCATAGGAGGAGAGGCGAATGAGTGCGTTCAGCGATTTCTCGGAAGACACCATCATCAACGTATGGCTCAGAGTTCAGGCGACGTATAAGCCCGCCGGGATCTGGATCGGGCTCTGGACCGCGACTCTCGACGACGCCTCGACCGGGTCGACGGCCTCCGAAGTCTCGGGCGGGGGCTACGGGAGAGAACAGGTCGTTCAGGCCGACGCGAACTGGGACGCGACTGTCGGCGGCGACGGTCACACTCAGAACACGCTCCCGATCACCTTCACGACGGCGACCGCCGCGTGGGGGACCGTGACGGACGTCATGATCGTCGACGCCTCCTCGACGGGGAACTCGATCTTCTACGGGGCCCTGACCTCGCCGAAGGTCGTCGACACCGACGATACGTTCGAGTTCGCGATCGGAGACCTCGACATCACGATCGCGTAAGGCGGATCTCCGATGGCGGTTCATGAGATCCGTCCCGAGGTGAAGCTCGCGAACGTCCTCGGGTGGTCGGTTTACTACCCGAGAGGGGTCGTCTATAAGTCCGCCCGGGGATCGACCGAAGACGTCCTCCCGGTCGACAGATGTCAGGCCGTGGTCGTCTTCACTCAGGGCGACCGGGACCTCAATCAGAACCCCCGCAAGGTCTACCGGGAGACCCTCTACGGTTTCGGCGAGGACGTCGTCGAATACCGTCTCCCGGGGATGACGAAGACCCTCCGCGCCTCGGACATCCTCGACGCCGACTTCGAGAAAATCCGGAGACGAACCGACATCGACTGGGAGTTCTGATCGATGGCGATCAAGTATTTCCTCAACTCGACCTCCGACGACACGACCTGTGACACCGTCGCGAAAAATCGCGACATGGACGAGATTCAGGCGTCTCAACTCGACGTCACCTCGTCCACTGTCGGGTCGGATCAGGTCTGGACCGAGGCGATGGTCTGGGACGAGGACGTCACTGGCGACTCGCCCGGGACCGCTGACCACGAAGTCTCGATCGACGTCAACACGATCTCCTCCGGCGCGAGGGCGCGGTTCCGGATGCAGGCGGTCGACGACTCCGGCTGTGTCATCGATCACTCCTCCGCGTATTCCGCCGAGTTCACCGCGAACGGAATCTGGACGGCGACCCTCTCCCTGACGTGGGGCGCGGGGTCTGACCGTCTCCGCCTCTCCCTTGAGATATTCCGCGAGTCGGGACAGCACGGGAACAAGTCCGTCAACTTCAGCACCGGAGACGCCGACTCCTTCGTCAATTCTCTCTGGACCGCCGGAGGAGTCACCCACAACGGCGAGGCGGCCCTGTCGGTCTCGGCCGTTCTCGGCGCGAAGGCGAAGGTCACTCATTCGGCGAAGTGGTCGAGGTCGGCGTCGGCCGCTCTCACGGCGAAGCCGGAGGTCCTCCACTCCGCGAAGACCGCCCTCTCCGCCTCGGCGACACTCGCGGCCGAAGGGTCGGTCGCCGCCGTCAAGAAGGGTCAGGCGGCCCTGTCGGCCTCGGCCGTCCTCGGGGCGGTCGCCCGGGTCACTCACTCCGCGAAGGCCTCGGTCTCGGGCGTGGCGGCCCTGACGGCGAAGGCTCAGGTCCTCCACTCCGCGAAGACCGCCCTCTCGGGGACCGCCGTCCTCGCGGCCGAGGGGGACGTCATCGTCGGGCTCACTCAGGGCAAGGCGGCCCTGTCCGCGTCGGCGGCCCTGACGGCGAAGGCTCAGGTCCTCCACTCCGCGAAGACCGCCCTCTCGGCGGCCGGGACCCTCGCCTCGAAGGCCCGGGTCGCCCACTCGGCGAAGGCGGCCCTCACGGGGACCGCGACCATCGTCGCCCGGTCGAGGCCGTTCGCCCTCGCGAAGGCGGCCCTCTCGGGTCTCGCGACCCTCCTCGCGAAGGGCCGGGTCACTCACTCGGCGAAGACCTCCCTCGCGGGAACCGGGGCGATCGCGGCGAGGGCCCGGGTCACTCACCCGGCGAAGGCCTCCCTCTCCGGGTCGGCGGTCCTCGCGGCCGAGGGGACGGCCGTCGCCCTCAGAAGGGGCGAGGCGGCCCTCACCGGAACCGCCACTCTCGGCGCGAAGGGTAGGGTCGCCCACCGGGCGAAGACGTCTCTCGCGGCCTCCTGCGTGGTCGCGGCGGCCCCTCTCGTCGCCCACCGGGCGAAGGCCGCCCTCACGGGGACGGCGACGGCCGTCTTCAAGGCGACCCCGATCGCGAACGCGAAGGCGGCCCTCACCGGGACGGCGGTCCTCGGGGCGAAGGCGACCGTCCTCCATTCCGCGAAGGCGGCCCTCACCGGAGTCGCGACCCTCGCGGCGAAGGGGCTCGTCCCCGAGACGATCCCCGGCGAGGCCTCCCTGACCGTCACGGCGATCCTCGGGGCCGTCGGGACTGTCCCTCCGAAGGGGAGGGCGACCCTCTTCGGATACGCTCACCTCTCTCCCTCGGCGTCGGTCCGGAAGGCCATGAAGGCGGCGCTCGAAGTCACGGCCGTCATGGAGGCGACCGGGACCGTCTCGGCCTCGGTGTCGTGGACTCAGTACCGGGCGGCCCGACTCTTCGACCGCGACCTCTGGGGGCCCGACGAGGAGGTGACGTTCACCTTCGTCGCGTGGGCGAAGAGGACGGGGTCGGCCGGGGCCCTCGTCCGCCTGTGGAACGTCACCGACGGCGTCGAGGTCGCCCGCGTCGAGACCGCCTCGACGTCATACGTCAGGCTCGAATCGGGCTCCTTCACTCTCTCGGGGGCGAAGGAGTACCGGGCCGAGGTCGGCGTGAAGACGGCCGCTCAGGCGGTCGAGTGTAACTACGCGGGGATCCGCGTCGTCTCAGAGTGAGGGAGGCGGTGTTAGTCGAGATCGAATACGAGAGAGGGAAGACCCTCGTCGGGGAATGGGGGGACCTCCCGGAGAGAGGCGTCGAGGCCGTGAGTCTCGTCACGGCCGAGGGGAAGGCGAGATTCGGAGGGTATGACGTCTACTTCTTCAACCCGGCGACGGCGATCTTCGGGGCCTACTACGACGAGGCCTTCGGGAATCATCGCGCCTCGTCTGTCCGTCTCCTCCCGGGGATGACGCCTGAACATCTCGGCGAACTCGCCGACCCGGAGAAGGAGGCGAGGGGCTCGACGAAGAAGTATCGAGGGACGTGATGACGATCATCGGCGATCCGGCGTGGCCGGTTCCGAACTTCTCATGGTATCTCGACGACGGGCGAGGCGACCCGGGCCTCGTCGAGCTCGGCGACGAGAATCACCGACTCGTCAACCTGTTCGAGGGGTCGGCGAAGACGGTTCCTCTCACCGTCACGAATCAGAAGGCCTCGGTCATCCGGTTCGTCTCTCCCCAGAATCAACCGAATACGAACTTCTGGGGCCTCGGGACCGATCCGGCCTTCAACGTCCGAGGGCGGTTCCGGGTGCTGACGTCGGACGATAACGTCAAGTGGAGGATCAACGTCCAGCGGGTCGACTTCGAGGGGCGGTTCCTTCAGGTCTACGCGAACACGCCGGGCGATATTCCGACCTTCCCTCCGGGGTTCAAGAACTGGAACACGGGCGCGATCCGGGATCAGTCGGAGCCCCAGTCGCCTTCCTTCCCTCACGTCCCGGTCCGCGCCTCGGATAGAATACGCCTCGACCTCGTCTTCGTGACGTCTCTCTTCGCGGGACAGTTCATCGAGATCGAAGTCGGGACGACCGACTCATTCGTGGAGGTACCGATCGCTATGGGTCTCTCAAGGATCGTATTCGATGGAACGTCTCTCTCCCTCCCGAAGGAACTCTCGTCGTGGCGGTATCGGCGGCGGGCGAACCGGAACCTCGTCATCTCTCAGGGCGGCGTCCCGACGACCTCCGTCCGCCACCTCTTCGACGAGGTCGAGGCGTCGTGGGATAGATTGACCGACACGGCGTTCGAGGAATCGCTCCGCGCCTTCTTCGCGTGGGCCTCGACCGGGAACCCGTTCGCGTTCTCGCGGAACGTCGACGACGCTCAACTGACGACATTGAACGGAGGGGTCTCCGCCGGTCAACAGTCGATCCCCGTCGTCAACGAGGCCGGGTTCGTCAATGGGAATACCTATCTCATTCGACAGGCGAAGGGCGACCGCGAGGAGATGATCACGGTCTTGACGACAACGCCGGGATGGGTCGTCGCGGTCTCGAACCTGAAGTTCTCATATACGATCGAGGACGTCCTGAAGTCGAGGTTTCACTTCCCGAAACTCATTCTCCTCGACCCGGACGACCCCGTCGTCGAGGGCCTGACATGGTACGACTTCACGCTCAGGGCCCGGGAGGACCTCTCTTGATTCAGACCGTCGACCTCGACTGGGTCCCTGAGATCGCCGACGAGGCCGTCGATCTGATCCGGTTCCTCCTCGTCGAGCATTTCTGGAGGACCCTCGCGGTCCTCATCGTCATCGCCCTCGCGGTCGTCATGAAGGGGAGGCGGAGGTGAGTCACTCGTTCAATGCGAACTGGATCGCGGCGACGGAGTCGGGGGCCCTCCTCCCGACCTACTTCATTCGGATCGAAGGGATCGACGACAAACAGTTCTCGACCGCGCCGATCCGGGGCGCGACCCGTGACACCCGGGTCCTCCTCGAAGTCCCCGATTCGGTCGGTCAGGTCATCGATCAACTCCGAGGGAAGTCCTCTCTCTCGATCACGAAGATCCTCCTCGTCGATCACGCTGACGACCTGACGACCATCTTCGCGGTTCAGCGGCCCGGCTCGGTCATCAACACGACGGTCAATCGCGAGATTCAACTCTTCTCGGGGTACATGACCCTCGACGAGACCGACTACGAGGAGATCGCCCGAGGACAGATCGCGACCCTCAAACTCCGCCCCGACGAGAAGACCTACGAACTCAGGATCGTCGACGAGAAGAGGGGGCAGGACGAGGACGTGATGACGAACGCCGACGCCGGGTCTCTCCAGAGAGTCGCGACGATCATCACCGGGGCGGTCTCTTCGGGCGAGGAGTTCGTGAACATTCTCGACATCAACGGCGTCGACGTCGAGGACTTCTTCTTCATCGGCCCGAACCTGAACGGGGACGAGGAGAGGGTCGAGGTCAGGTCGATCGTCGGGAGCCGGATCCGCCTCCTCGACCCTCTCGTCTTCTCGTATGAGGTCGGGTCCGAATTCCGATGGGGGACGACCAT